GTCCTCGCGGCCCAGGGGGTGCGGCGGGCCTGCATTGACGAGACCGGGATCGGCGGCATGTTGGCAGAGGCGGCGGAGGATCTTTACGGCAGCACCAAGGTGGAAAAGATCCCCTTTACGCCGGCGAACAAAGAGGCCCTGGCCGGGGAGATCAAGGAGAACTTCGAGGACCGCCGGAGCGCCATCCCGGCGAGCAATACGATCCGGCAGAGCCTGCACAGCGTGAAGCGGTTTGAAACCACGACGAGGCATTTTCGGTTTGACGCCGAAAAGACCGACGCAACGGGCCACGCGGATCACTTCTGGGCTAAGGCCCTGGCCGTGCATGGGGCCGCGCACACGGGCGTGGCGATCTGTATGGGCGACGACCCGGAGCCTCGCGAGGGGCCGATGGGTAAGAGCAGGCGCGGGGCCCTTTCCCGCGGCGGCGGGCTGTGGGGACGCTTCGGATCACGGGCGGCGTAGAAATATGCACCGCAGAGACGCAAAGAACGCAGAGTTTTTTGTCATGCCGGCGCACGCCGGCATCCAGAAAGCCCCTTTGCGTGCTCTGCGTCTCTGCGGTGAAAGGATAAGACATGGGCGTTAGGGAGTGGCTGGCCGGCAAGGCAGGCATGGTGACGGCGGAGCAGGTGGAGCGGCTCGTGGCCGACGAAGTAAAGCGCGCGAAGGCGGCGCTGCCGGCGTCGGCGGACTACGACCGCAAAAACGAGGGCTATCGCAGGCTCACGGGCGAGGGCCAGCACACGCGGGATCTGGCCCACGTGAGCCAGAGCCGCATGTTCCAGATCGCCTACTTTATGTGGGACGCCTCGGCCATGTTCCGCGGCCTGCTGGAGATGGACAAGGGGTTTTTCTTCGACGGCGACATCTCGGTCCAGGCCGAGGACGACGCGGCCGAAGAGGTGCTGGCGCGCATGATCGAGGACGAGCGCAACAACCTGCCGCTCGACTTTCCCGATCATATGGAGTGGCTCTCCGCCCTGGGCGAGCAGTGCTGGCCCGTGGAGGTGAGCGCCCACAACGGTCACGTGACGCTCAACTACTACGACCCGGCCGAGATCAAGGAGGTCTATGTGTTGCGCGAAAACGTCAAGGTGCCGGCGATGGTGCAGATGCAGGGCCGGGGCGGGCGCACGGGCGAAAAGCTCGCCTGTGTGCGAGTGGACCGAAACCCGGCCAACGCCACATACGGCCGCCTTGTGGGCGAGTGCTTCTTTTTCGCCATCAATCACCCGCCCAACAGCCCGCGCGGCCGGAGCGACTATTTGACGCTCTATGACTGGATCGACAACCTGGAGCGCTACGGCTACAACGTGCTGGAGCGGGGAGAGATCCTCCTGAACTACGTCTGGGACGTGATGCTAAAAGGCATGAGCGAGGACCAGATCCGCGACTGGCTGAAAAGCAACAAACCGCCCGAGCCGGGCTCGATCCGGGCCCATAATGAAAACGTGACATGGCAGGCCGTGGCGCCGCAACTAAACACGCAGGACATGGCCAAGGCCTTTGACCTGGGAAAGTCTTTTATCATGGGCGCGAGCCGCCGGCCGGAAAGCTGGTGGGGCGGCGGCGGCAAGGCCTACCAGACGGAGGCCGAGCAATTCGGGCAAGTGCCGATCAAGGACATGGGGCAGCGGCAAAAGAAGCACAAGAGCATTTTGGAGCGCGTCTGCCGCTTCCAGCTTGACCAGGCCGTGATCCACGGCCGGCTCACGGCCGAGCAGGCGGACGGGCCCCTTTCCGTGCAACTGCCGCCGATTTCTCAAAAGGCCGTCGAGAAGGCGATGGCGGCGCTCGCCCAATTCACCGGCGCCGTGATCCTGGCGATGGATAACGAGATCGTCACGCGCGAGACGGGCGCCCGACTCTGGGCCGCCGGCGCGAGCGAGGTGGGCCACGAGATAGACGCCGACGCGGAGATAGAGGCGCTGGGGCTGGACAAGCCAAAGGAGGAGGACGAGGGCGAGGCGCTGGTGACGGAAGACTACAAGGGCAACGAGCCACGAAGACACTAAGGCACTAAGGGCCCCGCCCCGGAGCAGCCGGGGCCAGGCCGGCTTTGTGCCTTCGTGCCTTAGTGGCAGAACCTGTTATGGCGAAGAGTAAAAAAGAAAAAGAATTCGAACGGAAGGTCAAAGCCCTGATCGAGGAGGCCGACCGGCTAAAGGACGACGCCGTCAAGCGGGTCATGCGGATGCTGGAGCGGGCCCGCAAAGAGGTCGCCGCCGAGGTGGCCTCCACGGAGTGGGAGATCTACCGGCAGCGCGAGCTCCAGACGGCCGTCAAGGGGGCCCTTACGGCCTTCGGCGATCAGTACGGCGTGCAGATCCGGGCCGACCAAAGAGAGTTCTGGGAGCACGGCATCGACATGGTGGATCAGCCCTTAAAGACCGTCGGCATCAAGCAGGCCATGCCCATGATCGACAACCGGGTGCTCTCGATCTTGCAGGATTACTCGTCCGATCTCGTCACGAATTTGAGCGCCGACGCCGTCAAGAAGATCAATAACGAGATCGCCATGAGCCTCATGGGCCAAAAGACGCCCTATGAGGCCATGCAGGCCATCGGCCGGAGCCTGACGGAAAAAGGGATTTTCAAGACGATCATGGACCGGGCCGAGGCGATCACGAGGACCGAGGGCGGCCGCGTGCTCTCGGCGGCCAGCCAGAAGAGAAAAGAGGCGGCGGCCACGGTCGTGCCGGGCCTTCAAAAAGAATGGCGGCACAGCCACATCTCGCGCGTGCCGAGGCTTTCGCACCTGGCCGCAGAGGGCCAGCGCGTGGACGTGGACAAGCCTTTTCGCGTGGGCGGCGAGGCGCTCATGTACCCGCGGGACCCGGCGGGCAGCGCGGCGAACACGATCCGCTGTGAGTGATACTCGATCCCCTATCATCCCAGGTGGGAGGAGGCGATTAAGCTCGCGGCATGACATTGATTCTCACCGCAAAGGCGCAAAGAGCGCAAAGTGCGTTTGGCTTTCCGGCGCTGCCGGAAAAACAAAAAAGCTCTGCGGCCTCTGCGTCTCTGCGGTGAAACAAAGGAGGAGACGATGACAGACCCAAAGAAGGAAAGCGGCAAGAAGCAAGACCCCGGCAAGGAGCTGTTGACCGAGGCGTGCAAGGCCTACGGGATCGAAGAAAAGTACATCCTCGGCCAGACCTACTACCCGGACGAGAAGCGGGTCTGCATCGTGACCCACGGAGGCGCGAAGGTCCATTTTCGACACGGCGCCAAGGTGGAGGAGCTGGACCCCGTAAGGGTGCATGGGATTCCGCCAGAAAAGAAAAGCAAGTGATCCGCACCGCAAAGGCGCAAAGAGCGCAAAGGGTTTTAGCTTTCCGGCGCAGCCGGAAACGCACAAAAACTCTGCGACCTCCGCGTCCCTGCGGTGAGACATAAGGGGGCGACACAATGGACGAAGACGAGATCCGAGAAGAGGGATTGACGCTGATCGCCCACATGGGCGGGGCCCTGGACCCAGAGGGCACGGCCTGGGAAGTGACGATCTGCGAGCCGGGCCTTACTAGAAACGGCTGGCACCACCCGGAGGACGCCCTGCGCCAGGCGGCCGACGCCGGCGTGTTTGAAAACTGCGACGTGAACCTCTACGAGCTCCCACAGGGCTTTGCCACGCACGTGCCCGACGCCCTGTTCGACATAAAGACGCTTTTGGTCAAGAACAAGGTGGGCTGGATCGACACGGTCAAACACGTGGCCGGCCGGGGGCTGCAAGGGGTCCTGCACTTTCTGGACTCTGCGAAAGCCCTGGGCCGCAACCTGCTCACGGCCAAGACCAAGGGCGATAAGGTTTACGGCCTGAGCTACGACGCCAACGTGCGCGCCAAGCGCGACGAGGTGGAGGGGCGCAAGGTCTTTAACCTGGAAAAGTTTTTAGCCGTTGACAGTGTGGATATCGTGACCCGCCCGGCGGCGGGCGGTAAATTCATTAGGGCCGTGGCCTCGCAAGGCCTCGGCCGACATAAGGAGGTTGTCATGGACAAGGAGCAACTCTGGGATTTGATCCACGAGAAGCGGCCCGACCTCCTCGAAGGGAAGGACAAATCGTCCGTCACTGATGAGGAGATCGCCGGGCTCGCGAGGATGGCAATGGCGGCGCCGGAAGGCGCCGAGGCGCAGGGCGCAGGGCGCACGGCGCAAGGCGAGGGCGAGCAGCGGAGCAAGCAGGACGAACCGGGGAGCGGGGGAACCGGAGAGCCGGAGCCCGACAGCGGCCCCAGCGAGGTGGAGATCCTGCGGTGCGAGATGGCGCTGGACAAGAAGCTGGCCGGAGCAGAACTCATGCCCGAGCTCGCCGAGGACATCCGCGAACGGTTTGCCGGAAAGGTCTTTGAGGCCGGGGAGCTGGACAAGGCTGTGGGCCGGGCCAAGGACATCATGGCCAAGATGGCCGAGCCCCACGGCGGCGGCCACGGCGACGACTACGTGCCGGCCTCTTCGATCCGCGCGGGCATCGACGACCTGGAGCGGGCGCAGATGGCCCTGGACCGGATGCTGGATCTCACAAGGGACGACGTCACGGAGCTGGCCGCGCTCAAGCGGGTGGGCGGCAGGCCTTTCTTTGAGGCGCGGCGCAGCGCGCAGGACCTGGGCGGCTACGACGACGTGCCCGCCTTTGAGGGCCTGCTCGACGCCTACATCTTTTTCACGGGCGACGCCGAGGTGCGCGGGGACTTTGACCCGAGGCGGATCTCGAAGAGCCTGCGCACCCAGATGGATCTCACGAGCACCACCTTCACCTATGTGCTCGGCAACACCCTGGCCCGGCGGCTCGTGAAAGACTACCGCGAGCCGAACTGGCGCGAGGACCTGCTGGTCTCGATCCGAAAGAACGTGAAGGACTTTCGCCAGCAAGAGGCCGTCAACGTGGGTTACTTCCCGGACATCGCAGACGTGGACCCGGAGACGGCGGAGTATGACGAGATCACGGGCGTGACGGACGAGGAGTCCACCTACACGGTGGGGCAAAAGGGCAACCTGTTTACCGTGACGAGGAAGACGATCATCAACGACGACTTGTCGATCGTGCAAAGGCTGGTGACCCGCCTGGGCAAGGCCCTGCGCCGGACACACGCGAAGTATGTGTGGAACAAGTTTATCAATAATTCGACCTGCTCCGACGGCACGGCCTGGTTTACGGGCGGCCACGGCAACCTGGGCAGCACGGGCCTCGACGGCACGGGCACGGACTACGCCACGGTGCTGACGGCCTACATCGCCCTGGCGCAGATGACGGAAAAAGACAGCGGCGAGCGCATCGGGCTGCTTTCCGACCCCGGCGTCAAGCCGACCCTGGTCTATCCGTCGGACATCATGGCCTACGCCGAGAGCGTGGTGAGCGAGGAGGATTACTACTCCTCGAACGACCTCACGACCAAGAAGAAAAACCCGCTTTACGGCAAGATCGCCGGCGCCATGATCGACCTATTCACCGACGCCAACGACTGGGGGCTCCTCTTGCCGCCTTCCGTGGTGGACATGGTGGAGATGGGCTACCTGCAAGGGCGCCAGGAGCCGGAGTTCTTCGTGGCCGACAGCCCGCAGAGCGAGCAGGTGTTTGTGGCCGACAAGATCCGGTACAAGTTCCGCCACGAGTACGCCGGCGCGGTGGTCGACTACAGGAGCGGCTACAAGGCATCGGTGACGTAATATAAAAGACAGGCACAAGGCGCAGGGCGCACGGCTCAGGCCCTACGCCTTCAGCCTTTAGCCAGTAGCGAAGCGACACAAGGAGGACAGAGACATGAACTACAGAAGGCATTTTCTTCGAGGACTGATACTGGCCAGTTTGATCCTGGCCTTTCTCGCGCCCCACGCCTGGGGCGCATACAACGTGAAAAAGACGTGGATAAGAGTCAAGGCCACGGCGGGCGAGGCCCTGGACACGGGCGAGCTCGTGTGCATCAAGGACAGCGACGGCTACGCCTACCAGGCCGACGCCAACGACAGCGACCTTCGGCCCGCCATCGGCGTCGTGGGCAGCAAGACGGCCAGCGCCAGCGGCAAGACCGTGGAGATCATCATCACGGGCAAGCTCTCCGGCTGGAGCTCGCTCACCGAGGGCCAGCTCGGCTATCTGTCCGAGACGGCCGCGGCCGTGACGCAGAGCGCGCCCACGTGGAGCCAGCCCGTAGGCATAGCGCTTTCGACAACGGAGTATTTCTTTGACTTTTGCAACTACTTCGACTCTTCGAGCCTGACGGCCCTGGGCACGCTCTCGGGCGCCACGCCGATCATCCTGGAAGGCGCCACGGCAGACGCCTATGAGACCACGATCAGCGTCACGGACCCCACGGCCGACCGGACGGTGACCGTGGCCGACGGAAGCGGCACGGTCATGCTCTCGTCCCTGGCGACGAACGCCCCGGACGCGGCCAACGCCGTGACGGGCGCGTCCAACGGCCTGGTCTACGAGGGGTCCACGGCCAACGATTACGAGACCACGGTCAGCGCCACGGACCCCACGGCGGACAGGACGGTCACGATCCCCAACGACTCCGGGACGATCTGTCTGGCCATTGGCGCGGACGACGCGGCCAACGCGGCCTGGTTTGCAAATAACGCGCTGGTCTTTGAGGGCTCCTCCGCCGACGCCCACGAGACGACGTTTTCGGTCACTAACCCCACGGCCGATAGGACCATCACCGTGCCGAATGAGGACGTGGCCCTAGAGAACATCGCCGACCACGAGACGCATATCACCACGACTCAGGCCTTTTTGAACCTGCCGATGGGCGCATGGACCGAGCAGGACGGCACGGCGATCGCGGACTTTTCCGCCGGCGACTCCACCGTGCCCGGCTGGGAGGCCGCAACGGAGACCCACGGCATCCGCTGGAACAACCACGGCACCCCGGACCCGATCTCCTGCTCCGTGCCGATCCCGCCGGATCTGGACTCCTCGGCCGACGTGGTGGTCCACATCATGGCCGCCAAGACGGGCAACACGCTGGGCGACGCGGTGACCTGGACCATCGAGGCCTTTAACAACGCAGACGGCGCGCTCTATGACGCCGACACGGATTTCGGCGGGACGTCAAGCGCTATGACGGGCAACGCCACAGCCAAGACGTGCCAGGAGGAGACGCTCACGCTGGCCGCGGCCAACGTGGCCGGCAGCCCCTGCGTGCTCACGCTCACCCTGCAACCCACGGACGGCACGCTGGGCACCGACGACGTGATCGTCATGGGCGTGTGGCTGGAGTACACGAGAGCGGAGCTGGGCTCGTAAGCAAGACAACGGATGCCACAAAGACACCAAGACACCAAGAAAGACTTTAGCGCCCCGGCTCGGCCGGGGCACTGAAGCCCTTTGTGCCTTCGGGCCTTGGTGGCGAAGGCGGATAAATGAGCGATCGGAGCGACTACAGAGACGCCATTGACAGCCTGGTCCAGGGCAGTGTGCCGTTGTCCGAAGACGCGGACAAAAACACGGCCATCGCCCTGGCGCTCAGGCATCACAGCAAGCATCGGCCCCAGGAGCTCGCCACAGACGTGGACGGAGACGGCGGCTTTGACTACGCCCTCTCCGGGCTCACGTCGTGGGTGGAGGGGTTTTCGGTCATCAAGTCCGTGGAGTACCCCGTGGACGACGACGACCAGACGGCGGACGTGCTGCAAGACGACGCCTGGGAGATATACAGAAAGCCCACGGGGCGGGTGCTGCGGTTTTTGAGCAATACGCCGAGCGCCTCGGAGTCCATGCGGATCTGCTACACGGCGCCCCACGCCTGCACGGACACGGCCGATAGCTCCACGGTGGAGGCGGCCGACGAGGAGCCGGTGCAGGCGCTTTGCGCCGCCTTTTTTTTGGAGATGGTGGCGACCTGCCACGCCCAGCAGGGCGACAGCGCCATCGGCGCCGACGTGGTGGACCATAAGAGCATGGCCGCCGAGTACGCGGCCCGCGCGCGGGCCTTGCGAAAGATGTACTACGACTACCTGGGCATCAAGGAGGGCCAGACGCCGCCGGCGAGCGTGACGATGGATCAGGACACGACGCCGAGCTGGCAGACGGACCACATGACGCACCGGGGCAGGTACAGGTAATGCCACAAAGGCACTAAGGCGCCAAGCAGGCCTTGAGCGCTCTGGCCGAGCCAGAGCCCACAAGCCCTTTGTGTCTTCGTGTCTTAGTGGCGGCATTTTTTCAACATGGAAAAGATCAGGATCAGACACAACATCGACGAGATCGTGGGGCTCACGGCCCGCTACCCGAAGGCGAGCAAAGAGGCGAGAAAGGCGAAGATCGCCGAGGCCTTGCAGCTTTTGGAGCGCGAGATCGTCACGCGCACGCCCCGAGGGGCCGGGCCCATACACTTGGCGGACACCATCTTTGCCGCAGACCCGAGGGTGGCCGGCGACAAGGTCTGGGGCGAGCTGGGCACGCCCTGCGTCTATGCCGAGCCCGTGGAGTACGGCACAAGGCCCCACTGGCCGCCGAGCGGGCCGCTCGTGCACTGGGTGGAGCGGATCTTGAACATCCACGGCAAGGAGGCCGAGACCGTGGCCTTTTTGATCGCGCGGGCGATCAGCAAGCGCGGCACCAAAGGTGCCCACATGTTTTCAAAGGGCTTTGCCGCGGCAGAGAGCAGGGTGGTGGGGATTTTGGACGAGATCCCCGAGGAAATTTTGAGGCAGATGAGGGTGCAGTGATTCGGCCACGAAGACACAAAGACACGAATAGGGCATGTTTCCCGGCCACGGGCCGGACTCCACGCCCTTGGTGCCTTAGGGTCTTAGTGGCGAGGCCTGGGAGAGGATGAGCGAAGCGACTATCAGAGCGGCCATTGTGGCCCTGGTGGACGCCGTCACGGGCGTGGGGCCGGTCTACGGCCGGCGGCGCTGGGTCGCGGAGGTGAAGGACGTGAAAAGCCTTTTCGTGGAAAGCGGCCACTTGAACGTCTGGTTCGTCCGGCGCAAGAAAACGCCGGCCGGCCACGCGACGCAGGGGCCGAGCCACGAGAGCCGGCGGCACACCTTTCACATCGAGGGCTTTTACGGCCTGGACGACGCCGCAGACAGCGAGGAGACCTTCACGACCATTGTGGAGCGCGTCTGCACGGCCATCCGGGGCAACTATCGCCTGAGCGGCACGTGCTTTGACAACGGCCCGGCGAACGTGGAGGACCAGGACTACCGGATGCTCGCCGGCGTGCTCTGCCATTACGCCCTGGTGAGCGTCGAGGCGGAGGAGCTGGAAAGCTGTTGAGCTAATGAGCTAGTAAGCTAATGAGCTAACGAGCTGGAGCGACCGAAGGGAGCGACATTATGACCCCATACAAAGGAATCATCAGGATCACCTGCAAGGCCGAGGGCGGCTGCACCGCTTCGGACAAGCTGCCGCGGCCCGGCCCGGCGTGCATCAACTGCGCCGACGCCCTCGTCGAGGTCGTGGACTTCGAGGGCAAGACCCTGGCGAAGCGGGCGGCAAAGAGGCCCGCGCCGGCAAAGAAGGCAGCGAAGAAGACGCGGAAGCGCAAAGGCAAAAAGTAAAAGTGCGGAGTGCGAACTTGCAACTCCGAACTTGCAACTCCGAACTTTAAACTCCGCACTTGTAACTCGAAGGAGGCATAAAAAATGGGCTACCCAATTCATGGAAAAGTAACACGGATCGAGAAGAACGCCCAGCTCACGGACAACACGCTCGGCTTTGAGATCACCACGGGCCTGACCCTGGAGGACATCACGGCCCAGGGCGCCCACTGGAAGGCCTGGCTCGCCGGCCTGGCCGAGTGGGGCGGCGTCATGCACTGCATGTTCGACCCGTCCAGCACGGAGCAAAAGGCGCTCATGGACAACATCGTGGCGGCCACGCCGGGGACCAAATTGACGGACCTGGAGTTCAACCTGGAGGACACGGCCGACTACTTCTCCGGGAACCTCTTTATCACGTCCATGCCCGTCACGGCCAACATCGGCGGCAAGGTCACCTGCGACTTTGAGTTCAAGGGCGACGGCGCCCTGTCGTTGACGATTGCGTAGCGGGTTTCTTTAACCGCAGAGACGCAGAGGCCGCAAAGGGTTTTTTGCTTCCCGGCCAGGGGCCGGGAACGCATAAACTCTGCGCTCTTCGCGCCTTTGCGGTGAGAGCAAAAGGAGCAAAAAATGTCAGCAACACACGGACGACTCGGGGCGGTCTACGCCCTGCATGAAAACAACTTCGTGGGCGACGGCCTAAACGACGCCACCTGGGGCACGGGTTTCGCCGGCGCGGCCTCCTCGTATTTCGAGGTGGAGATCGACGGCGCGGGCACGCCCGACACCTTCAAGTGGCGACAGGACGGCGGCGCGTGGACGGAGGCGGTCAACATCACGGGCGCGGCGCAGACGCTGGCGGACAGCCAGACGATCTCCTTCGCCGCCACCACGGGCCACACCGTGGGCGACAAGTGGTGGATCGGCAACCTCAAGGCGGAGGCCTGCGACGAGAGCGGCGTCCAGGGGCAGATCACCGAGAGCACGCGGCGGATCTTAAACCCGAACGCTCCGCCCACGTGGGCGGACACGGGCAGCAAGCACCACATCCGCACGGACTTTGTCCGGGGCATCGGCTACTTTGACGACAACGTGACGGTGGTCACTGTGGAGGGCAACAACGGGTACATCCCGAGCGGGGCCCTTGAAAAAGTCGGCTATCTTTACGGCTGGGACTGGGAGCCGACCCTGGACCTTGCGCCCCTCACGGCCTTTCAGGCCAAGTGGAAGAGCTGGCTCGCGGGCCTGGCCGAGGCCGCCGGCGCGGCCAAGGGTTATTTCGCCAACAAGAAGTGGTTTGACGATTGGAAGGAGGCCGTGTCCGGCAACCAGTTTTACTTCTTGCAGCTCTTTACCTACGACCCGGACGACGACCAGACTGGCGACCACTTCAACTGCTGGGTGACTTTCGACAAGCTGGACCTGGCCGCCGGCCTGGACAAGGTGGTGAGCCAGGACATCGGTTTTAAGGTCGAAGGCCCGCCGAGCTTTACGGCCAATGCGTAACTTGCACCGCAGAGACGCAAAGAGCGCAGAGCTTTTTGTCATGCCGGCGAAGGCCGGCATCCAGAAAACCCCTTTGCGTCCTCTGCGTCTCTGCGGTGAGAACAGGAGAGAGTTATGGATCTTGGAAGACTAGTAAAAGACAAACGCCAGGAGCTGACGGCGTGGTTCCCCTTCGCGGACTTCGAGGTGGAGCTGCCCTACGTGGACCCGCCGGCCATGCGCCGGATGACGGACGCCTGCCGCGACCGCAGCTTTGACAGGCGGACGCACTTGCAAAAAGACGACCTGGACAACACGCTGCTCCGCGAGGCCCTCGCCGGGCAGATCCGCAACTGGCGCGGCCTGACGCTCGGCGAATTTGCCAAGCTGGTCCCGATAGATATCGGCGGCGAAGACCCGACGGCAAAGATCCCCTGCACGGAGGCGAACAAGCAGGTCCTGTGCAGCGAGGTCTACTCCTTTGCCGAGTTTGTGCGCCAGTCCATCATGGACTTGCAAGCCTTCCGGGCGAGAGAGGTCGAGCGGCAAACAAAAAACTTGAAGACTTCGCAGCGGAGCGGCTCTACCTCAACGGCCGGGACCCCTGCGAAGAGTGCCGACGAGCCGTCGCCGACGGAGTAAAGAAGATAGAGGATGCCGACTGCGCCACCTGCAAGACCGTGCGGCTCATGGCCGAGAACGCCGAGGCCTGGGCCTACATCGAGGAGGCCGCGCCCTTTGCCTTTAACGGCATGGGCGGCGCGGACTTCGGCGTATTTCGCCGCCTCATGGACCGCGACGACGTACCGCGCTGGCTGGAGCGGGAACTGATGGGGAAGTTCTCCGCCTGGGTCGGCGCCGTGCGCCGCGACGCAGAAAGAAGAAAAAGCAAATAATGCGCCGCAGAGACGCAGAGGACGCAAAGGGTTTTTGCTTCCCGGCCAGGAGCCGGGAAAACATAAACTCTGCGCTCTTTGCGTCTTTGCGGTGAGTTCGGTTTTCGTATGTCCGATCAGACACTAAAACTTGAGATCGTCGTAGACGACAAGGGGTCGACCAAGGTCAAGACCTTTGGAAAGGCCGTGGGAGACGTGGGCGACAAGGCAGGGCCCACGGAGACCCGCCTCCAGAAGGTCGCCAGCATGGCCGGCAACCTCGCCGCCAAGGCGGCCGTGGCCGCCGGAAAGCTCGCGGGCTTGGCCGCGGGCCTGGGCGCCGTGGCTGGTGCCTTTGTGGCCAAAAAGTCTTTGGGCGAGTTTGCGCGGTTTGAGACGGCCTTGACGGATCTCGGCAAGGTCACGGACGAGAGCCTGGGCCAGATACAGGAAAAGATCATGGAGCTTCCGCCCGCGCTCGGGAGCGCCACGGAGCTCGTAAAGGGCTATTATCAGGTGATCTCGGCCGGCGTATCAGATCCGGCCAAGGCCCTGGAGACGCTCACGGGAAACGCCAAGCTCGCCAAGGTGGCCCACGGCGACATGGCGACAATGGTCGAGGGCACGACCACCGTCATGGACGTGTTTGAGACGAGCGTCGGAGACGCCTCGGACGCGCTCCTGACGATGGAAAAGACGGGCAAGACCACCGTGGCGCGCATTGTCCCGGTGATCGGCGAGCTGGCAAAGCCCGCCAAGGAGCTGGGCCTGACGCTCGGCGAGCTGGGCGCGGCCTTTGCCGAGGTGACAAAGACGAGCGGGGGCACGGAAAAGGCCGCCACGGGCCTTCGGGCCGTGTTTGGCTCTTTGATGCGCCCCACAAAGGACATGACCACGCTGCTGGACAGCTTTGGCGGCGCGCAGCAGGCGATCAAGCAGATCGGTTTCGCCGGCGTGCTGGACCTGATCCGGCAGGCCGCGGGCGGCAACGTGGAAAAGCTCACGGACCTCATGGGCGCCCAGGAGGCCGTGCTGGCCGTCATGGGGCTTTTAAGGGGCGAGTCCGCCGGATACCTGGAGAACCTGGCGGCCCAGGAACAGCGGGCCGGCGCATTGGAAAAGGCCTGGGGCGAGTACAAGTCCACGCTCTCTGCCGTGTGGGGCACCTTCAAGAGCACCGTGGGCAAGCAGGCGATCCTGATCGGCCAGGAGCTCTCGCCCACGGTGAAAAAGGTTGTGGAGCAGACGGGACAGTGGCTGGCCGCAAACCGCGAGCTCATCACCTCCAACGTGGCCGACTTCGTGTCCACGATCACGGGCCGCGTCCAGGAGCTGGGCCGCACGTGGGGCGATTTTTTCCGCGCCGTCGAGGGCTTTGCCTCCGTCGTGGCCACGGTGGCGAGCACTGCCTGGAAGGCCTTTGACAGGGTGGGCACGGCGATCGGCAACGTCGCCGGCGCCGTGAGCCTGCTCTATGACGACCTGGTCTCCATTGCCACCGACCCCTGGGAGGTCAAGACCACCGCCGCCGGCGACGCCATGCAGCGGGTCGAAGACATCGCCAAGGAGCTCGACAAGCTCACCGGCACATCCTGGACCATCGAGATGTTGACCGGGCACAACATCGAAGAGGAACTCGGCGGCATCTGGGGCTGGATCAAGAAGCTCACCGGCACGGAGCACACCGTGAAGATCAACGCGGACACAAGCGGCGCCGAGGCGAGCGTCAATTTCGTGAGAAAAAAGATCGAGTCCGTGGCCGACACGGCCAAGTGGACGGAGCAGCAGATCGAGGACGCCTGGACGGAGTACGCCGTAGACACCAGGCCCGCAGAGGCCTCCCTGGGGGATCTCGTCGTCGCGGCCGACGCCACGGCCGAGCACATCGACTATATCAAGCCCGCGCCGGGCATCGAGCTCACGCCCGCCATGAAAAAGATCCTGGAGCTGGAGAAGGGCTGGACCGACAAGGCCGTGCCCAGGATCGAGAAGACCAAACCCAAGGTGGACGTGGACACCAAAAAGGCCAAGGCGGACATCAACCGCGTGGGCGACGATTGGAACGATGTGGCGGCGGCCGTGCAAAAGACCATCAAGATCAATGTGGACTACTCGTCGGTGGAGACGGCGATGGAGTCCATCCGCCAGAGCCACAAGGAGGCGCTGCTGGTCATGGCCCACGAGGCGGCCGTGGCGATGGCCGACATAGAAAGCTACAAGAAGGCCGGCATCGCGTCAATGGACCAACTGACGGGTAAGACACAGCGGGTCCTGGTCGAGTCGATCGCGCAGCAGCGGGACTATTACACCCAGGTGGAGCGATCCTTCAAGCACTTTGCCGACACGATCGACTCCACGCCCATCAACATGAAATTTCAGGGCACGGGATCGACCACCACGTGGCTGGGCGAGAAGATCGAGGAGATGAAAGGCAAGCTCGGCGAGTTCGCGGCCACGGCCGACGGCCTGGACCCCGAGGTGGTGGTGGCCATCAAGGGCGCCGTGGGCGCCACAGAAGGCCCCTTGACAGAGGCGCTCACCGACGCCGAGACGCAGATCACATCCTTCGCCGCCCGCGTGGGCGACATGCGGCCGGCCGTGTTCGTGGACGTGAAGGTCCCCAAGGCCGGGCGCATTATAGACGAAATGCTCGCCGACTGGGAGCCGGGCGGCCTGTTGGGCGCTGCCCTGGACGGCGGCTACCCAGCCCTCGGCATGGGATCGTACTCGGCCGGAGACTATCCGCGCATGGGCGATGCGGAGTACGCCACCGGCACGGGCCTGGCGGGCGTGCCGGAGACGGGGCCTTATATCTTGCACAAGCGCGAGATCGTTCTCAACCAGGCCGAGAGCGACGCCTATCGCCGCGGCGAGGGCGGCGGCGGGATCACGATCAACATCAACCCCGGCGTCATGATGGGGAACAAGCAGGACGCGAGAAATTTGGCCCGCATGATCCGCGACGAGCTCCGAGAGCTGGGCGTCCGCGGCGCATGATGTTTTTCACCGCAAAGGCGCAAAGAGCGCAGAGATTTTTTGTCATGCCGGCGAAAGCCGGCATCCAGAAAACTCCTTTGCGTCCTCTGCGTCTCTGCGGTGCAATATAACTTATGAGCAACGTCACACTATACACTGCGAACCTGCTCGAAGACGGCACCGTGACAGTCACCGGCGCGGCGGACACGGGATATCCCGAGGCGCGCCTCTACGACCGGGCCATAGACCTTTATTGGAAGGACACGGTCACGGAGGCAAAAACCTTTCACGTGGACCAGGGCGCCGCCGGCAGCCAGGCCATCGACTTTCTCGGCATCCCGAAGCACAACTTCAACGGCGAGGACATGCAGTGGCAGTGGTCCGAAAACGACAGCGACTGGAACGACGCCGTCACGGACTGGACCCAGGGCGACAACAACCAGATCGTGAAGACCCTGGGCTCGGCGCTCACCAAGCGCTACTGGCGCGTGACCGTGCCGAGCATGGCAAACCCCATGTGCAGCGAGATCTTCATGTCCGAGGGGCTCACGCTGGAGATAAAGGCGCAGCCCAGCCCGATCATCGCCGACCAGCCCAACGTGCAGTGGAACAAGACCGTCGGGAACGTGGAGCGGTCCACGAAATTCGGCAACGCGCGCGAGGCCTGGGAATATCACTTTAACCTCGACGCCACGGACCTCGCGGCATTAGAGGCGGCCATCGCGAACCTGGACGAGTACTCAAAGCCCTTTTACATCTGCGACCATAGGAGCGAGTACCACATGGTGCGCCTGCTGGAGCCGCTCAAAAAGGATCACGGCCATCATACGAATACACGCGTCGCGCTGCGCGTGGTTAGCCTATTATGAGATCTCACCGCAAAGGCGCAAAGAGCGCAGAGATTTTTTGTCATGCCGGCGAAGGCCGGCGTCCAGAAAACCCTTTGCGGCCTCTGCGTCTCTGCGGTGAAACCCCATGAAAACTTTATCCGCCTTTACGACCACTGCCATCGACAGCCCGCACGTGTCGCCGATCTATCTTTTTTCCATCGCTTTCAGCGGCGGGCCCACGGTCTATCTGTGCGACCGGGTCTTTGGAGATCCGGGCAGCGAGTGCGTCTTTGACGGCGCCGTCTACGAGCCCCTGGTGCTCTCGTGGGGCACGATCCAGCACGGCAAGATGGACCCCGTGAGCTACCGGCCCGCGGCAGGCGAGTTTTCGCTCACGATCGAGAACAACACGCCCGTGGGCGGAGCCGAGTGCTTCACGGCCCTTTTTTCAACATATGATTACCAGTGGGCAGTCGTCACGGCGGACCTGATCTTTGAGGGCGCCAGCGCCGGCGCCGACAAGGTCGCGCGATTCGAGGGCCAGGTGGAGGACATCGTAAACGCCCTGGCCGACCAGGTGACGCTCGTCTGCTCCGGCTACGAGCTCGCCGTCAATAACAAATTCGCCCATGACGTGGTGGATCTTACGACCTACCCGAACGCAGACCCCGACGACGTGGG